AGCAGCAACTCCCTTAGGCTCATGTATCTCTGGATCTGCTATATTTACGTGCTCTACTGCCATTTTATTTATTCCTTATTAAAAACATTGAGGCTCAAAGAGCCTCTCTGTCTTATGCGTCAGCCATTAACCCATGTGCTTCTAGTATATCTAATGCTGAATTAAGTGCAGTACGGATACTGGCTACATCAACAATCAGAGCACTAATAGCAGTTTCATAAGTTGCAACTTCTGTAACTAGAGTAGCTAATGCAGCAGCAGTAGTGTCCAGATCAGTTGCAGCGTTAGAAGTTACAGTCGTAGCGCCACTAGCATGAGCAGTATAAGCTGTTGGTGCAGACGGATTAGAGGCCGTTGCAGCAGCAGCATCAGATACCAATGATTGCTGTGTACTAATCATTGGATTGCTATTCTTATCTGCCATAGCTGAGTCTTGTTTAACGGGATTTGCCATTGTTATCTCCTATAAGATAAGGGGAGTTTCCTCCCCAATCTATTAGCTTAAAGGTTGAATGTATTCAACAATTAAACGATACGAACCAGCAGTAAAAGTACCAGTTGCAGCAACTACGATTTGACCCGCAGCAGCACCGATACTAGCACCAACTAAAGCTCCATCATTAACAATCCACGCATCTTCAGTAAGAGCAGCTGTAGCAACAGCAGCATCTAAACCATCAGCATCAATTACAGTAGAGTCTGATTGGTATAAGCCAATGTTATAAGAAGTACCACCAGCGGCAGCAGTCTTAACATGTAACTTAGAGCTAACGATTAAAGAATCCGCAGGGATTTCTAATACCATAGCACCATCAGCACTGTATGTTGGAAGATCATCATAATTAAAATCAACAACCATTTCTTTAGTGTAGCCTTCTGTTTTAATTAAAGCAGGTAGTTTATCTTCTGCTCCACGAGGGCCATACCAGTTACGTACACCATTTAAAACTTCAATACTCATATCAGTTCTCCTTAGTATACAGTTGGGTTAGTCATAACGATACCTAAAGACTCTGTGCGTTGAGCACCGAATCCAAAGCGTGAACGTGTCACGTATTCGTCACGAGCAAGGTCTTTATTACGTTCACCTTCTACGGAAGGCATTTGTCGCCAAGCTCCCATAATAGGCTTAGTGCTGTCATCAAGTACAGACATAAAGACGTTAGCGATATCGCCAGCTACAGTAGCAGTAGTAGTACCATTACGGTCTACAGCAGCAGCTTCAGCAGCAACAGTGTCCAAGCGGTTTGAAGTATAAATATCGAAACCAAAGATATTACGAACAAACTTATGGTCGCGAGCAAAACCTTCGTTCACGATGCCTTCAAATTGTGGGTTATTTGATACATTGACTAAATTAGTCAAAGTGTTCAAAGTAGCCTCAACAACAGGATCAACGATAGCGATACGGCCACCAGCAGAAACATTAGCTTTATCAAAAGCAAGTTTCATATGTGCAATATCTGCTACAGTCATAACGCGATCAGTACCATCAGCAGTAATACGATGAGAAATGCTGTTAACTGCATTAGCAGCATTAGCAGTCTGTGCATCATTACATGCTTGCAAGAAACGAGACTCGAAATGCTCTTGTAAAGCACGAGTCGATTCTTTACCACGAGCGGCATGAAGAGATTCGATTTGAGCACCATCTTGACGAAGAACGTCATTGATGTACCAAGCGTCACCAACATAATCAGTGATTGATAAAGTCACTGTGCTAGTGTCAATTGGATCGTACTGAATCGGTTGATCTTCTTCTTGATCACGGATTGTAGCAGCACCAACAACCTTGATGTTTAAGGTTGAACCATTGGGAAAGTCAGAGACGTTCCGATAAAAGCCTTCTGGTAACATGCCATCATGCATGTTACTAAGGATGAAATTAGAATACTGCTCCGCTTCAATAAAAGCAGTTGTATTCGAAGATGATTGAGCCATTTAGCTCTCCTTATTCAGTTGGAGCACAAGCATTCCAAGCAGCGATATCTTTGGCATTAGTACTTCCGCCCATTACAGACATTCTCTCTTGTTTAGCGGGTGCTTGATTAATTACAGCTTCTGAGTTAATATTAGAATTAATCTTAGGAGCTGGGGATTCATTAACGGAATTAATTCCGAATAACTCAAATACAGCTTTTGGTGATGTAGCAGCTAATGAGTTAACATAATCCACAGATAAACCAAGGTCATTGGCCTTCTGAATGTAAACTTCTTCAGCTTTACCCTTATCTCCATAAACCTCAGAGAGTTTTTTAACAACAGAATCAGTATTAGACTTAGCTACGGTCTGTGCTTCTTTAGTTGCTAATTTTGTATCAATTAATGCATCCAACTGTTCTTGCGTAAGCTGTGGTTCAGCTTTAGATTCAGTAGGCATCTTATTAATTTCTTGAAGTACTTCATCAACTGTCTTTCGCTTAGAAAGGTCTTCACGCAAATTAGCCATCTCTTGTTCTAAATTTTCAATATGGTGTTGTGCATGAGGAATACTTTGTAAAGCTTCTTCAGGTGTTGCGTACTTCATCCCTTCTCCTACTAGATCCTTTACAGTCTCTGGTATTTGAAAGGCTGGTGCAGCTTGTACTTGGTCTTGTACTTGCTCAGGTGCATCTACTTTAACAGGTGCTTCAGGTGCAGATGCAGGCGATTCTTGGAACGGTGTTGCTTGGACTTGGTCAGTCATTTATATCTTCCTCAGCCTTGGTCAGGCTTTTTAATTGATTCGAGCACCTTTAATAAGGTTCTCTCGGTTGCATTACGATCAGCCTGATAGACTGAATAGTTTTGCGTTAAGGTGCTTTTTAAAGATCTACGATCTCTTTTACAAGCACTGAGATCTTCTCTAAGCATATCTCGAATAGCTTCAATAAGTTCACTGTACTGAAGGATATCCTTGAATTCTTTTTTCTGAGCTTCTGTGAGCCCTTTAGTTAATCTTTTGTTCATTTCTTCTTACGTTTAGCAGTCTTAGTTCTAGAGAAAGATCTATTTTTACTTGGCGACTCTTTCTTTAAATTAGACTTCTTGTTGTTAGATGTATTATTATCTTTATGAGCAATATCTTTACCATCTCCATTACCATAGGTTCCAGAGTCACGATTAGCCTTATTATTCTTAGCTCTTTGCTTCTTAGCCTTTGGCTTTGAATGGTAGTTATCGTACTCTTTACGGTAATTACGTTTTTTCTTAGCTTTCTTCTTCGGCATTTTCAACCTCCTCATCTACTGGAGTCATAGCCTCAACTTCTAAATCTTCCTGAGCTTGTTGTACTAATCTCTGGGTTTCAGTTTGCTCAAAAATAGCTATGTTCTCTTTAACTAGATCGTATCTTTCTATGTTTAAGATATCCTCAACCATTAATGCTAGTCGTTTATTACTGACATGAGGAGCAATAGCTTGGCCTAATGGAGAGTTAAAGATACCATTAATGTTCTGCATTAACTGAGCCTGTGCGGCAAAATGTCTTGCTCCAACAGGTCGTAATTTCCCACGAGAAACTAAATCTTCTTTAGTAATATCTACAAAAGTCTCGACACCTAACTCATCATCGATAACACGTATAGTATCAGAACCATTAAGTTCCCTACGAGCCATTTCAAGCATGTTATTCAAGAGATCGTCCATCATGACCTCGAATGCGGTAGCTTTCTCTTGGAAAATCCGTCCAGCTGCATTATCTAACTGTTGGACTTCAAATGCAGTTTTCTCGCCTGGAGTTCTAACGCCCATTGCTTGTTTAGGAGCACCAGCCATTTCTTCCATTGTTTGCATCAGAGATTGAATCTGGAAATCTGCATTTAATGCTGTAGCATCTAGCTTCATCATCTCTACATCACCATCTTCACCTACATCAATCTCAGCATTGGGGCCCCACTCAAAGTCTTCTACATCTCCACGTATTTTAAGAGGAGGATGGGCAATCATATCGAATACATCCGCTTTAAGATTCTCAAGGTGATCTATTCGATACTGCATACCGACGAGGTTATCAAGAGGCCCCATAGCATATAAATTATCAGGTCTTAATCGCCATCCAGCATGTAGTTTAGTTGAACCACGTAACCAACGAGGGTTCTTAATCTTACGGACTACGTAAGCTCTGTCTACTATTGTAATAATGTAGTCCTTCAGTAATTCACCAGAGTCTTCATCAAAAATAGTACCCTCAAACTCTATTAACTCTACTGTACCTGAACCGTAGTATTCTTGCAGTGAACCAAAACCATCGATTTCAATACCTTCGGCTTTAGCCCAATCAGCTACTTCATACTCAGCAAAAGTAGATCTTGTATCTAGCATTTGCTTAACTACATCTTGTTTCCATCCAGATGAATGTTGGGTTTCTGCTTCGTACTGTAATTCACCGAGAGATTTAACATAACGAGTGAATTTAGGAGTGTCTTTAAACCTAGCAGCAGCCGGATTAAAGACAATATCATAAGGGGAGATACGTAGCGCACGAGGGCCAATATATCCTTTTATTACTTCACCAGTTTCCTCATTATTCTGATCTTCATTAACGAACTCACAGTCTGAGAAAACATTCCCGTAATCGATGAAATCGTACAACATACGTGAAATAGTTTCTTTAAAACCTGACTCACGTAGTTTAGTTTTCATGTAGGCTTCTATTGTTGAAGCTTTATTAAGATCAGCACTTTCAAAATCAGCAGCTTCCCAACGTAACCAATCATCATTAGGAAATAGAGCAGCCATATAATTACTGTGTAAATTATCCCTTATCTGACATAACTTAGGTATAGTTGTAGAATTCTTCCAAGGCAACGAAGAATTAGAGGTAGTCCTAGTATCAGTAGCAAATACATAATTACGTTGTTCTTTGGTTTGCTCTATCCAGACCTGATGCTGATTATGTAGAGAACTATACTGGTTAACAATCTTGACTGCTAAGTCATGAGCACCGAGTACTTCGTTGAATTCTAAAACAGAGCCTGCCATTCAAATATCCTTAATATGCTACGCCGCCGAACCTGGCGTGAGTAATTATGTTAGTTTTCTTACTAGACCTGCCCTTAGAGTGGCTAGGTGGGTTAGATACATCTACAGCTGCACATAAAGCATCTTTTATATCATCATGTGGAGGATGCCTCATAGTCATCTCTTCTTCGAGTAATGAACAATTACCACCTCTGTAATGATAAACACCTAAGTTATCGTAACGAGGTTCAAGTGTTGCTGATATACGTTCTTCCTTATTACCTTCATTTCTAGAAGGACGGTACTCATCTACTTTCAAAGACAATCCTTGTTTCTTGATATGATTCTCTTTAATGTCTCTTACTATTGCTTGTTGGGCTACTGTGACCTCAGCTCTCATTTTCTTAAAACCCCACTTGTAATGCATATGGAGTATATGATCGAAGTACACAGAAATCTTATCTGTCTTGAATCTATCTATATCTAGAACAAATATATCGTTGTCTGAGTTAACACCTATAACAACTACAGCTGTGTAATCAGCTTTCTTTGATAAAGAGAAAGCGAAATCTATTGCTGCGAAAACATTCAACCTTTTATCTTTATAGAACCAGTAACCATTTTCTTCTACTAAGAACTTCTTATCGTAGTACTGGAACTTAGATACATCAATACGATTATTATCAGGATCATTAGGATTATTATAGTACTGAGACCTGTATTGAGTCTTGTCTATGTACTTAGCACGTTTCTTTGATAATATTTTAATATCAAAACCGTACCATTTTCCGTGTTGATTCTGCTGACGAGGCCACAGAAATTCACCTGTTCCGTCTCCTCTATCTTCTACCTGCATCTGCATTACTTCGTAGACCGGAACTGAATCTACTTGATCTCCATCTTCATTAAAGACTTCCTCTTCCATAGTCAGTAATGTAGCATAAAGATCTTTTGGATGGTATCTAGTACCGACAACCCACTCCTGCGCACCTGTGGAGTTTTCATCTGTGCCGGTGGACTCGATACTAGATAGCAAACTGTACTGGCCAGCAACTTTGTTACGGCCTTCTTCTGTGTACGCGTTCTCTTTAACAACAACATCATCTAGTACTGCAACCTGGAAATGTAGTCCAGTGATACCAGTAGTCAGTCCTGCTGTCTTAATAGTTGCGTCACGAACACCCTCTAGCTTACGTTGAGGGTGATCTATTTTAATCTCTGTTTCAGTCCACTTCTCTCGTTTACCTTCTTGTTCATGAACCATTTCTGGCCAGAATCTACGATAAACTTTAGAGGTTAGGATCTGTTTAATAAAATACAGCTGTTCTTCTGCTAGTCCTGAAGTTGCTGAAATATATAATATAGTCACAGCTGGGTTACGTGTAATCTCCCATGCTACACGATAAGCAATCATCGCAGACTTTTGATGATCACGAGGCATTAGTAATAGCTGATGGTCTCCACGATCTTCACGAGTCCACCAATTACATACATCTTCATGAACAGCACCTAGAACTCGATGAGGTGCTATTAATTTAATAAAAGTTAATAAATCATTCTCAGCAGCTTCTTTTGCTAGGATTATTTTATCTGAACTCAATTAATGTATCCCAATACGTTTGAAATCTTCTTCTAACTCTTTTTCCATATCGGACTGGATTTTTAATTCTTTCTTAACTTCGGTCTTAGAGGGTGCGCCAGCCTTACGCTTGTCCCAACCTCTCTCTGCTATATATTTAGCAGCAGCTGTTCCTTTAGACCCTTCATTACAAGATGTGTCAATTAAAGATCTTATAGCTCCAGATCTCACCTTAACCTCTAACTCATCTCTGTACTTCTGTATATAAGAGAAAATCTTTTTATTCTGTAATAGTCTTTTCCAGTGCTCCCATGAACCTAGTACTTGAATCGCTACTTCGTACTCAGATGGGTCAGCAATCTCTATGTAGAGTCTACGTAAGGATGGAAGAATCTCTCCTTTATACTCCCAGTCAACTTCTTTAAGAGTAAGTATAGGCGGTGTAGATGTACTACGAGTCTCTAAAAACAAACCTTGTGTTAGGTAAGCCCCTACGTGATCTACGAGTTGTTCTCTTTTAAACATCATATCTGGTTCTTAATCTAAATTAAATGGATCGTTAGGTATCGTATATCGCGCACTAATAAAGTGAATTACTGCTCCATCTACTTCTATTACATTTTTTGAGTAACAGTTATCGGGTAACATTATTTTGCTACCCAGCCAGTATTTCCAGTTCCGGTTTCTTTTATATATAGAACAGTTCCTGTGCCGCCATCCCTTCGCATATATGTAGATCCAACACCCGCAGTATGAACGCCCTCCGGACTTCCTGTACTCCATAAATCTCTAATATCATATAGAGCCTCTCTAATGTTCTGTGTATACCCTCCGTTAGAGTTAACAACAACCCTCACACCTATGGCCGCTCCTCCAGTGAACGAGGTTTTATAGGCTAATCCCGCATTATTAAACGTGTTTCCTACGATGGATATATATGAAAATGTTACCGCAGAACCACCAAACAATAAGACACCATCTTGTGTGAAATCGGTAGCGGTTACACCTGAAATAGCGCACTTATAACTTTCGTCAAGTATAATAGCTTTTGATGCAAGGCTATTGCCATCTAAATTTCCGCCGGTTATACTAAACTCTGTACAGTTTGCCATCTCGTAAGCGTAACCAGAAGAAATATTAATATTATTCCCAGAAAACGAGTGACCAACGCCGTCTTGGCATTTAATACCCCTTATCGTTCCCGTTGTTTTTAAATTGCTAACAGAGTTATCACTTATTATGTTATTGGTCGGTGTTGTGCTTAATATAATTCCGTTTGTCGTTACCCCGCCTCCATTGATAGTGTTAGATGAAACAACGCTGTCAGAACAAGATACAGCTAGCTCTATTCCATATGTTGAAGCCCCGTAGCATGTATTATTACTTATCGCCGTTGCTGATACTGTTGCTGCGGATATACCCATATAGCCGTTGTATGTTCGGTTGTTAGATATAACGCCGTTTTCTGATTGCCATACCTCTATACAAATAGCAGCAGTATCTGTCGGACTTACCGGCATAATAACGGTATTGTTTGACACGTTGGATCTTGGTAGATCAAATCCTGTCGCTGCCCTTACTTTTAAGCCGCCCTCACCAATACTTACACCTAAAGAAGATCTATCGACATAGCAGCCTGTAACTTCTAAATCTATAATATCTTGATTTACTGTAACCTCAACAAAAATACCTATATTATCAGAGTCGATTACCGTGCAGTCTTTTATCTTTAATCCGTCAGATCTATCCCCATATATCCCGTAATTTTTTACATCTGTTGCTGTCGCATTTAAAACTCGACAGTCGTCTACATTGGTAATAGATATACCATTGCCGCCCGTTTGATTTACTTTGTTACCGTCAATAGTAGGGTTGTTTATAATGACGTTGTTTGCCGTTACGGAGATAGATGTTGTGTTAGAATTGTTAATTAAAAATAATGATGCGCCATTGATAAAGTCAAATTTCTGGTTTGCTACATTGGCTGACAATCCAGTATGAGCATAAACACCGTCAGTAAATACTAATACATCATTTCCGCCGTCTCTTGCATTATGAATTGCTGTTGTGTTATCTGTTGAGCCGTCTGCAACAGCGCCAAACCACTCAACAAGTACACCACCGCTGTGATCACGAACAAACCCTATCGTTCCATCCCCGCCCGTAGGAATAAACTCTGTCCCACAATAAGACCCGCCATTGTCTGCGTAAGGTGCAGTAGCGTCATATCTAATTGTAAATTCGCCGCCATCGTCTGAGGTGATGAACATCTTCTTCCCATCATCAGCAGATGTTAGTGTCAATGCAACAGCAGCAGCTTTACTCGCTAGACGGGTGATATTAGGGTCAGTTATGCTCTCAACTTGAGCAGTTACAACTTGATTATATGTAGCAGCATGTTGTGGAAGAGTTCCATCAACAAGATTACTGATACGGTTAGAATTCATGTCTAGATCAGTAGACATAGTATTTGGTGTAGTTCCGTCTCTAGAAACTGTATTCTCAATAGCAGTCTCAATAAGAGCGAAGTTATTATTTAACTCAGTAGTACTTGCGTACTGGCCCTGTATATCTGTTAATGTTAATTTAGCCATATTTATTTAACTTCTCTTAATTGGTACAACGAACACACAGAACACAGACAGAATAACACCAAAGGGATCGCTTTATACATACAGCAGCCTGATTCATATCAGGGTGCTATTTCATCGAGTTCGATCTGATCTCTTTACTTGCCCAGCCTTCACCTTTAAAGTGAAAGGCACAGGAAGATTTATAATGTCGTTTAATTGAAGTATTTCCACACTTAGTACATAAAGTAGGGAAAGCCTCCTTCATACTTTGTTGATGTTGGAACTCATCATTACAATGAGTACAGATAAAATCATATGTCATACTTAATACATTTCATAGGTATATATGTATATATTACCAAAAAAAGACGAAAATGTCTAATCAGTTTTGAAAATAATTGATTTATTTTACATTATTTGGGGTTTAATCAATATTTAAGACTAGATCAGATGAATATGGTTATTTATTAACCATTATGGATACCATAATTTTTCTGAGAAAATTTGAGGGCTTCTGTAGTACCCTTTTAGGATACCATAATTTTTCTGAGAAAATTTGAGGTTGCAATGCATTACTATATAGAATACCCGACCCCCCTTGTACCCGTACCCTTTGTCTGGGTATATGTATTTAATCTGACCTAGCAAGAATCACGCCAAATAAGCCTTAGTTCTTGTGTTCAGATTATGGTGTATTATCCAAGTGTCTCATAAAAGACACAAGATGTAGTATGTTGTGGTATAAATGACACAAGATGTGGTGTGTTGTGGTGTATTGTGGTGTGTTGGTGAAATAACACACACTACCCCCGAACACATCCCTAAAAGTTCTCTTTATGTTCTCTATCGTATTGATTGTATTGATACAATAGACTACTTGTACACATATCTAAACATCAATCCTAAGCTCCTTAGAGCCGATCTGAGAGCCTTTATTCTTACCCTTGTTATGGTATTACTTTTATCTTTACGTCTCTTAGAGAGGCTCTTAGTAGGTCTGATGATGATCTAACTTGGCATGGTTATTGCTACCTTACATACATGCATGTACTCTCTGAATTAAATTATTTAATTGTTGACATCTGTACCCGAAGTATGCCTATAATCTCATATCGGCCATGAGGTCATTTACTGAGGATGTTAATATGTTTGAGTACATCAACGGCGAGTACTACTGTAGTGAATACAACTTCACAGCTATTCAGGAAACAACTTACGAAGATATTATTTTAATGATAGAAAGAGGAGAGATTGACAATGAGTAATACAACTATAGAAGCGTTTTACTTTTCAAATAAAGATAAAAAATTAAGATATAGAGATAATAGGATTATTCGTACAGGATTGACTCATAAAGTTAAGGGGGAAATAGAGCTATGTCATCGTGGTTTACACGCTTCTATAAATCCACTAGATGCCTTGCAGTATGCGCCTGATTCATATCTTTGGATAGTTGAATTATCCGGTGATATTATACAAGGTCAAGACAAAGTATGTGCATCTGAGAGGAAATACATACATGGATTCGACGCGACTAAATTATTAAAGGAGTTCGCTAAGAAACAAGCACTAATTAATATAGATAAATTTAAGAATTACTGTTCTGATGATCAATACAATAGTATTCTTAAATACTTACATAGTGATTACAAGGATATTAATAAGTCTGCTATTGAGTCTGCTATTAAGTCTGCTGCTCGGTCTGCTCGGTCTGCTACTCAGTCTGCTGCTTGGTCTGCTCAGTCTGCTGCTTGGTCTGCTCAGTCTACTGCTCAGTCTGCTGCTCGGTATGCTACTCAGTCTGCTGCTGAGTCTGCTGCTGAGTCTGCTGCTGAGTCTGCTGCTGAGTATGCTGCTTGGTCTAATGCTCAATATGCTGCTAAGTCTGCTGCTAACAAAATGCTAACTGATATGATAAATGAGGTGATAAAATGAAAACGCATGACGCACATGTAACATCGTACAAATTACACAGAGTACAACAAGAGGCTAAGCGGGTTAGTAGAACTCTGAAAGGTTTAGAATCTACCGAGGCAAGAGCTAGAGCACATCGCCTGTCCTTTGCTGAGATAGGTATTAGCTGTACTAATTTAGTCTTCGACAAGGACTTAGCTGAATCTAACCTTAGTCCTGAGATTGTCGAGATTCTAAAAGATGATCCAGAGAAGGATACAGGGATTATGCATACCCGTGTTCCGACTAATGCGCAGACGAGTACAATAGCTGAATCTGATCGAGGCGGGATGAAGTCTTTAGTCACTGATTTAGATGATGATACACAGACAGAGTTCTATACGGCCTTTGACCTGAATGAACTAGGCCATATACAAAGTGCATCGATGAGGGTTATTGATAGACTCCCTTTATTTATCCATAACTTAAAAAGGTGGTCTAATGGATTCGACCTTGTGAAATTTAAACGTGCTGAGGGTATCAGAAAGAAAGAATTTATTAATGCAGCAATCCCAGCTAAGAACCTTACTAAGCGAGGTAAGATAACTACTAGACGTGCTCCAGTACCTAGACGTAAGCCAAGGACTAGAACTAATGCCCTTATGTCATAAGACCTGATAAAGGTCTGATAGCCCCCAATTCGGGGGCTTTTTTTATGTCTGATTGTTTTAGGCTCTTAGAGAGGATCTAAGAGGTTTATACAAGTACCTATATAATACACCCTTACCTGTGTTAAACCTTTCACAAAGACTCTGCTTGTCTCTCATTACATGTAAAATGATGAT